GCAACTCCGTTGCCTCTGCCGAACGGACTTCGGCAGCCCGATACCGCGTCATCCCGGGCAGCCGGGGTCCCCTTTGGGGTTATAAAGAGTCACCCAAATTTACAAATAGCGATCACTTGGACAAATGAAGATAAGTGCTTATATTATGTAGAGATAGATAGGACTATCTTTAGAAATTTGCAAATCGGGTTTGGACGTTTTTGTGCGTGTTTGGATCACCGATAATTGCAAATTGAGCCGATTTCGGACTACTTATGGACTTTGGGGTTTCGCTCTGAATTTATCGAATTAAAAAAGCCGCAACTGAAGTGACAAAACTCCGATCAGAAATGCATCGACCCCCTGATCCTCGTCTATAATCTGAACCTTGTAGTCTGAATTAAATGGTATTAAAACTATACGGTTATGCTCCGGATCGAGCTCCACTTTCTTAAGCGTGGCACCATCATCACATCTCACTGCACAGACTCTCTGATCAATATTTTCCCAGATTGCCTCCTGTTTGATGATCACGAGGTCTTCATGCATGATATTGGGTTCCATGCTGTGTCCATTTACTCTAAATGCCATATACTTATCGGGTGTTCCGAGGATGAGTGAACGCGGAATCTCGATATTCTCGCCTAAATTCCGGAGGTCGTAGATGTGGTCTCTGGGGCCGGCGGAAATTTCACCAAGAATCGGCAGCGTAATCGTACGAGTGTAATCTATTGCCGGAGTTTCGATTAGTCCTGTCTTGGAATTGACTTTTCCGAGGTTCTTCTGCAGTTGCTCTTTCATCCAGCCGTCAAAATCAGGGCGGATATGCATACTGCCGTCTCCGGTCAAGAGCCAATTCGTATTGATTTTCTCTTTGGACAGAGCGATGAGAAATTCCGGGTCCGGGAGTCGATCTCCGGACTTGTATCTGGTCAAAGAGGCACTGGAGATGCCAAATTTTTCGGCAAATTGGTATTGCTTTAACTTCATAGTTTTTATAACTCTTTCGAGTCTGACACCGATTTCGCTCTTCTTCATTTATCCTCCATACAGAATAAAAAGCATTGACATAATCCATTCGGTAAGCATTATGTTCATAGAACAACAAAACAGAGCTAAATAGAAGTGTCAACACTTATTTTCGATAGCTGATTTCTTGACGGCGTAAATGCCAGCGGATTAAGCGCAGTGAAAAAAAGCTTTCGAAAGTGGCAGAAAGGACTTCCCAAGATGTTGCCGGTATGGAAGTTAGCACCTGATTATAACGTTACAAAGAGGTGAATATGAACGCAGAATCGAGACTAAACGGCAGATGTGAAACCTGCCTCTCGAAAAATGTCCAAGTGGTTTTAAATTGCGAACCACTTGGACAAAACCGTTCCAAACTCTTTCTACGCATAGCTTCCAAGCACACCAGCCACTCAATCTGCGCATTTTTGTCCAAGTGGTGCCAAGAATGTCCAAGTGGTTTGAGCAATTGTCCAAGTGGTTGTCCTCAGAAATGTCCAAGTGCTTGTCCAAGTGGTTTGCTCGATTTGGAAGGTTATGTGATGGAAACAGGAGTAGAACTTTTATGGCTACCGGCCGCACGGCTGGCTCAGATTTATGGTAAGTCGGTAAAGACGATCCGGAGAATGATCGATGAAGGCGTCTATATCGCAGTGAGAAGAACGGTAAAGAGCGGCAGTTACCGTACTACCAAGTTATTCGTACTCGTCGACCAGCAGATAGTCGATCTGGATCAGCAGCTCTGCCGCAAGCTGCGTCAGGAGCCGATACCTTTAAGGAAGGAACGGATGCTCATCGAGGATCACGAGCACACCAGTCTATTTATCGTCTCCTATAATAAGGTAAAGAAGCAGGAGGCACAAGGTGGACAGAATTGATGAAGTCTATAACCAGATAGACAGGCAGAACTATGACCGCAATTACCGGCGGGTCTTAGCTCTGATCCATTCTGGTGCGACGCTCAAGTTCACAGGTGATGCTGCCAAGATAGTAAAAAAGCTCCAATCGGAGCAGATACGAGAGAAGTCAGACCTTTCTCCCCTATCCGAACTTAATGAAGAAGTCCCGGATATTGATTTAAGACCACAAGCAAAGGAGCTGCTCAGCTGCAAGACTGAGGCTCAGCTCAATGCTCAGTTCTGTGAGATGGTCTTGGAGCGTTTGAAGGGCTGTACTGCCAAAGTACAAGAGTGGCGGCAGATAACCGATGAATACAATAAGGGACAGTTTATACCGGAACTGTTCAAGATCAAAGGGCAACGCAAAGAACGCTGTCTGCGCTTATGGGTAGAAAAATACCTGCAGAACGAGCGGGATATGTTCGCTTTGATCCACAAGTCCAAGAACCAGACCAAGGGACGAAAGGTTACGTATCTGGAACAGCAGTTCCTGCTTAAGCTGCTGTTGACTCCCCAGAAGGTCAAAATCGGCACCGCAATTTCCACGATCAAAGATTATGAGCGGATGGGTTGTTTGGAATCACCCAGTTCAGCACCTACTCTCAAACGCTGGGTCATGGACTGGAAAAGAGACAACATGGCAATCTGGACTCAAGCGAGACTTGGCAGTAAAGCAGTGGCTGAGACCATAGTCAAGACTATCATCCGAGATTCCAGCCTACTGAATGTAGGAGACGTATGGGTGGCAGACGGTCATACCCTGGCTTTTGATATCATGAATCCCAAAACCGGGAAAGCGCAGCGGATGACGATGATCATGGTCTTTGACTGGGCTTCAAGATACCCGGTAGGTGCCTCACTCGCCTTTACCGAGGACAGCCAGCATATCCAGATCGCCTTCAGAAACGCCTTCCTGAACTGGGGCGGAGTTCCCAAGTACGTCTATCTCGATAACGGCAAAGCCTTCCGGGCAAAGCTCTTTAATGAGAAGTGGCAGGAACATGATTTATCCAGCGATCTGGCAGGGATCTTCCCACGCCTGGGCATCCAAGTAGCCTTCGCCGAAAGCTACAATGCCAAAGCCAAGGTGATCGAACGCTTCTTCAAGACCTTCCAAGAACGCTTTGAACGATTCATCGGCAGCTTCCGGGGTGCATCGATAGACGATAAGCCTGCAACACTTATGCGTAACGAGAAGTGGGCAAGAAAGATGTACGATGCCACTCCTCCTACCATAGAAGAAGCCATGCAGATGATTGGCTTCTTCATCCGGAAGATGTATGGCGAAGCTCCACATAGCGGCTTGAAAGGCAAATCGCCTTGGGAAGTATTTAGTGCCAATCCCGTACCGGAAGAGCAGATGATCAAAGCTGACAAGCTCAACTTCATGATGATGTCCGCCGTGCGCAAGACCCTGCGCAACAATGGCATTATGCTGAATAAGCTGATGTACTGGGATACGGAGCTGATCGGGCACATCGGCAAGGAACTGCTGATTCGTTACGATCTGAGTGATCTGCGCTGGATACTCGTCTACGATATGCAAGACAACTTCATCTGCCAGGCAGAAGTCCGCAGATCGCAAGACCCCTTCATCTTGCTGGATAAAGACAATCCGATCTCAGCGGCTGAACTGCATAAGGAACAGAAAGCCAATAAGCGGCATCAGAAGCTGATCGCCAAGCGCACCAAGCAGATCGTCAGACAGACGCAGGAAGCGGTAGATCGACTGGTTAAGCCGCTGCCGATGGCTGAGGTGGAACACAATCCCACTTTTATCCAAGCTCCAAGCCTTGAAGCTCCTCCACCCAGTGCTGAGAAGCTGATGGAAGAGCTTGATAAGCAAGTTCAAGCAGCGCTGCCCAATAAGCTCGATCCTCCCAAGCCGCTTAAGGTGGAGGATGACGATGATGATGTAATCAAACCCAAAGAGAAGAGCTTCGAAGAGATGCTCAAGTTCATAGGAATCAAGTAAGGAGGAAGCTTGAAACAGAACCAACTCGTAAGAATAAGCAATGTAGTTGAAGCTGATCAGTGCGTCAATTACCTGCTCAATAGACCCAAGATGGAGATGGTCGGACTGGGACTGATCTACGGATTGCCCGGTCTCGGCAAGACCACTTATGCCCAAAGAATGGCGTTCCAGAGAGGTTACATATACCTGAGACTGGAAGCCACCACTACCCCTAAGTCCTTCGCAGTCGATCTGATCACTGCCTTGTATCAGCGGTTCAACCTCGGCTACAATGTCCCCTACGGAACTACCAATAACCTCTTCAAGCTCAGCCTGCAGATATTGGAGGAGCAGGAAGACATGGTAATCGTAATCGATGAGATCGACTATGCTTTCAAGCACGAGAAGCTGCTTGGTGCGATCCGGGACATCGTGGATGAGACCTTAACCGTAGTGATCCTGGTGGGCATGCAGAATGCCAAGGATCGGCTTTCCCAGATCAATGAATACTACTTCGACCGCTGCAACTCATTCTATGAGTTCAAGCCCGTAAGCCGCAAGGACATCAAAATCCTCGCCAAGGAAGTGCTCGATGTGGAAGTGACCGAGAAGATCGTGGACTTGATCCATGAGTCGGCAAAGGGCAACTTACGCAAAGCCATGAAGATGATGCACTCCATTGAAACCGGAGAGCTCAAACTAAGCGAATCAACCGGAAGAGTAATCGATCTCAAGCTCGCAAAATGAAGACTAAAGATCTGGTACTCAATTTTGTAAGGCAGTTCAAGAAACCGTTCACCGCAGAGACGGTATCTAACATGATTGCTCAAGATCTCTCTGTAATCGAGCCTGTGCTGCTTGAACTGCTGGCAGATAAGAAGATCAAACTGATCTCCAAGAAGGAGGGCATCTATGTCTTGGCTGATCGCTACAGTCCCAAGGTTTGTTACAGTCAGAAGGGTAATTGGAAATTCGAGATTAAGGCAGCTACCGCCTTGCTCGACCAGATCGAGAAGGGTAAATACACCTCCATCCGAGCCATAGCTAAGGACTTCGGTAGAAGTCGTCAGTGGGTGTTTGTCTATATGGAAGCTTTGGCTTCAATTGGATGCATCGGTATGGAAGGCAAGCAGTATAAAGTAATTGGCCGAGATAGATTGAGAGAGATCGGCAAGCATATTGAGCCGGGTATCCTGGGTCGGATGCGACCCAAACTCAGTGAAGAAGAGAAGCTCCGGAGGGCTGAGGAGAAAGAGCTCAGACGGCAGGAGCGATTAGCGAGGCAAGCCGCCAAAGAGAAACTCCTGAAGGAGAAACTTATCCATCAGGCATGGGTAGAGTATCGGGGATCTGAGTGGTTTTGGCGCATTAAATTCGAGACATTCCTCAAAAGGAAAGGACTGGAATAGCAGTCCAAAGGGCATTCTATGACACAGGAACTACGAGAACGCAAACTACGCCGAGAAATCCATGCCCTCAGGGTTAAGAAGTTTCACTGGCCCCTGGATGGCTTCAAACTCATTATGAGCCGTCTCGGTTATGGCGAATCACTAAGGGCTCTACCGGAAGATAAGCTCAAAGAACTGAAAGCGCTCATGATCAAGTATCGCAAGCATGGTCGACCCAATGAGTTCACCTTTGATAAGCAGGGAAAGTACATGTTTTCCTTGATGAAACAGGCGGGATGGACAGAGAACGACTTAAGGGCATTCACCATAAAGCATTACCATAAAAGCCACTGGAATCTGCTCGACCCCAAAGAGCGCAGAGCGGTAATCGCCATGTTCCAGTCCTACATCAGAAAACAAGAAACAACTAAAGATAAAGAATAAATCCAAGGGAGGATACACATGAGTAGAAAGTCTACAAAGAACGGTAAAGACCGCACCCTAACCGATGCACAAGGACGGGAGATATCCGTTAAAGTGCTCAATCAAGACATCCTGGATCGAGAAGCAGCCGTTAGCAAAGCGATGGAACGTGCACTCAAACTGCACGAGCACATCATCAAAGAAAAACATAGCATCATCAAGATAGTGGAAGATTATCTGAACGATGTTGCCAAAAAGAACAATGTCGAATGGAAGGGTAATGCCCTGCTGCTTACCTTTGATGAAAAATACAAGATCGAAATCCGCTACCGGGAGAAGATACAGTTCGGAATTGAGCTGCAACTTGCCAAGCAGAAGATAGACGAGTGTATCAAAGCCTGGTCAGAGAACTCCAATGACAATCTTAAGGCTATCATCAATGAAGCTTTCCAAGTCGATAAGCGGGGTCAGCTTGCCCGTTATCGCATCTTCGCCCTGCGCCGCTACAAGATCAAAGACCCGATCTGGAAGGAAGCGATGGAGCTGATCGATAAAGCGATCACTGTAACCTCTACTAAACAGTACATCTCTTTCTCAGTAAGGGATGAAGCCGGGAACTACAACAAGGTAGTACTGAACTTCAGCTCCTTGTAATTGAGTTGCATCCTTGCACATCCTAATTTGATCAAAGCAGAGGAGAAGAAATGATGACATTTGAAACATATAATGCAGCAGAGGAGACCATGAGCATATTCAGAGATGACCGCAACTATCGACCCGATGAAGTGGCAGCAACACTCCGGGTCAACCGTACTACGGTGTATCGCTGGATCAAGGATATTCTCGATCCTCTGCCTGCCTTTAGAACCAAAGAAAACGGGCAGTTGCGCTGCTCCGGCAAGGACTTGAACGAATATCTGACCAAACACAAGGTGCGCCCGGAGTATGAGTAACGCTCTTGAGTTCCGCATCAAGCGGGAGAACTGCAAAGAAGCTTACCTGAATGGTAAAACCGATCCCACAGAGCTGGCGGTGATCTTCGGTGTCTCCGTAATCACCGTCCGCAAGTGGATCAAGAGCGGTAAGTGGGCAGATCTGTTCAAGGAAGAGCGCAAGCTTGACCATGAGATCAGTTTAGCCCGCAAGAGAGCGCTGATCCAAGCACTCAGAGAATATGCCAAGAACCCGGCAGATACCGCTCTGCAGAGCTTGGTCTCACTGATCAAGCAGAACCAGAAGGACTCCGAGCCATCCAAGGAACTGAACGACTATATCGTACGCTTCTTGGATCAGGTGACCGACTTCATGATTGAGAAAGGGCATGAGACCCTGCTCAAACAGTTTAACGGCATCGTAATTGATCTGGCGGAATACTTGAGAGTCAGAAATGCTTAAATACATACCTACAGCCTACATAGACCCTCCAAGCCTGACATCCTGCGCGGAGCTGTTGCCTCCTGCTCTGCGCACTTGTGCCAAAACTGCGGGTCCCTCCATGCCCGCAGACTCCGACGCCTGCCCCAAACAGGCGTCGGGGTATTTAAGTTATGTCTAAGAAGTTCCTCCAGCGGCATAACAAGGCATTGGCGGAGATCGCATCCAAAACGATCTCCGTCTTGCCTTTTATAGACGATAATCCTGAAGCTAAAGCTGAGAGGATCAGAAGGACAACTGACTCAGGATGGGATGCCTTCTCATTCTTTTGCCATACCTATTTCCCGCATATCTTCCCACTACCTTTTTGCCCAGCACATGAGACTATGTTCGATGAGACTGATAAGGGCTCAGGCATCATCGCCATTACCGGGTTTCGTGGGCTGGGCAAAACGGTACTCATGGGAGTGGTCTATCCTATCTGGAGGATCATCAAAGGTGAACGCTATGTGATCCATACTGCAGCAGATGTAGATCTGGCGCAGGAGCGCACTGCCTTCACCTTGCATGAGCTGCAGAACAATAAGCGGCTCACAATGGACTATCCTGAGCTGCAGCCAGTGGACAGCTTTGATCTCGACTTCTATCTCAAGAACAAGGCAAGGATACGAGCCAGAAGTATTAAGCAGAGCCATCGTGGAACTATCAATCCTAAGACTGCCAAGCGGCCCGGGCTGATCGTCTGTGATGATATTGACAAAGAAGAGAACATGGGTAACCAGTCCATCGGTAAGAGACGCATGGAGAAGATCACCCAGGAGCTTGCTGGTGCCCTCTCACCCGAGGGAAATGGCAAGATCGTCTGGCTCGGTAACCTGGTACATCCCAATTACTCCATCTGCCAGTTTCAGGAGCTCATATTAGGTGATTTACGGGCAGATAATCCAGAATTAGACGTTACCTACCAGATTGCATTAAAGACCCACCAAAAGGCGATATTGCGCTTCTCACTTGAAGATATGCGTGGCAAGTCCATCTGGGAAGAGCAATACCCCACTGCCACTCTGCCAAACCTGCGAGCCAAGTTCGGCCATACCGGTTATCAGAGAGAGATGCTTGGCCAGCCGGTTATCGAAGGGAACATCTTCAAGAATCACTGGTTCACCAAGTATAGGACACTTCCGGAACCATCCCAGATGAAGCGGGTCTGGCTCTATGCCGATCCTGCATGGGGTGAGAAGGGCTGTTACAAGGCTGTCATCTCCATTGGCTATGATGGAAACAGGTTCTATGTGATACAAGTCTGGATACGTCAGACTGAGAACACCAAGTTCTTCAGATACTACTATGATGCCTATCAGGAATTGGATAGAGTCTACAGAGTAAAAGCCCGGGCAGCCTGTGAAACCACCTACGGTCAGGCACGTATCCTGGCTGACTTCGACAGGTGGGCTACCGATAATCATCTGCCTCCGATATCTCACAGAATCAAGCGCATCGATAACAAGGACAACAAGAACCTCCGTATAGAAAGAACTGAGACCATTATCGAGACTGCCAAGGTGCTCTTCCCGGAGGGGCAGGATACACCAACCCTTATCAGCCAGTTCCTCACCTATCCTAATGGCTATATCGATGGCTGTGATGCTCTGGCTGGTTGTCTGGAACGGTTCTCCGAATACGATATCGGCAGGAACAGAGTAAAAGTCAGGAGGTTCAGCTTCTGATGAACTACTACGATAAGCTCATGCTTGAGTATTACCGGGTCCTGAATAATGCCTGGAAATCCGAAATCAAGGATGCAGCCAGGCTTGCCATCCAAATGCTGAGTGATATGCCACGAGCCGAGAAGATCAACAAGGACTCCATAGATAAGCTTATGGGCATCATCAATACTCAGTTGGGGGATGACTTCGCAGCACTGGTCAATGAGCCCACCAAGGCGATAATAGACCGCTGTGTGCGGCTTGGGCTCAGGGATGTCCAAGTGCAAGCTCCGACCAAGACCAGCATCGGGCTCTGGGGCATTGAAGATCAGCATCTATCCTCCACAATCCAGAAGCAGCAATTGTTTTGGATCGGGAATCACTTTGAAGCGGATATCAGGCAGAACTTCGCAGACACACTTTCCAAAGCAATCGAGCAGGGATATACCAAAGAGATGCTTGCCGATACTCTCAAAGACCAGTTCAATAATCTCGCCAACCGCTCATCCCATTACTGGCAGGGACTGGCAGAGCATACAGCCTTGAGAATAAGGGAGTTTGGCAGACTGCAAGGCTATAAGAAGGCCAAAGCGAGATACTACAAGCTCGTGGTGATCCTTGATGACCGCACCAGTGACATCTGCCGGGCATTGGCTGCTCAAGACAAAGTCTATCCCCTGAACGATGCCTTGGAAGTCATGGACAATCTCATGGCTCTGGATACTAAGTCCAATAGCCTGGATAATGCCAGAGACTACATCAAAGCACTCGCACCTTGGATCAAAGATGATCAGATAGAGTACGACTCAGAGATGAACCCGATAGGTGTCTCCGGAGCGCATACTCCGTTTCCACCTTTTCACTGGAAGTGTAGGACGACAACGTCACTATTGTGAGGGAATCTGAATCGAGGTCGTCCGAAGATACTCCACTTCCGCGATTTGCCTAAATGATTTAACCTGCATCTTTATATGGAATTTGAATAGAATACTTAGAAAGATGTAAACAATCCCTACACTGATTAGATAAAATGATGTTAAGTAAGCGAATACAAGGTTGATAACTCCCAACAACAACTCAATTAAAACGGGTTTTTGGATAATGTACTTTCCTGATATCTGTAGAAAGTGCTTTTTACGGAATTTGTCGATCTTCTCTTGGTTTTCTTTCTCAGCAAGATATCCTTTTAGCTCTTCATTTTTCTTTTGAGTACTCGCTTTTTCTTGTCTTTCTACCTCTAGTATCTGCTTAGTTCTCTCCAGTTCTTTTTCGACTTCAGTTTTTTGGCGATTTGCTTCGTTAAGTGTTGTCTTTAAACCGACATTTTCTTCTTGATATGGCTTGACTATCTTGGCATCGTGTTTTGCCCTAAGTTCAGCAAAAGTTTCATATATGCATGATGCATCATCTCCACAAAGCACATACGTACTTGTTACATACTCTGGGAGGGTCATCATAAGTTTTGTTTCATTGTCATTTATGTAATTTTTATCTGCATAGGCATTAACAGTCTCTGTAAACTTCTCAATGAATTTGGGAGTAGGCGTTATAACATTTAAGCAATCAGTTATCATCCTTTGTTGATAGAATCTATCGATATTAGGTTTTTGCAGTACATTCCAGATGGTAGAAGACAAGTAACTATCGATAAATATCGTGTTGATTAGGCTAACTGAGCCATCATCTATATCACGGTACTCTTTAGTAGCTTTATAAAGCCCCCAATTTTTTGTCAAAAAAGCATGTTTATACTCGCTTATCCTTTGTGGGACTACGCCTTGCCTAAGACATTGAACTGCAGAGATAGATTTTACGTCAGTAATGATAGATGCAGAGTATCGCATAACGTTAAAATAGTCCTTGTGCGAATTATCAGAATAAATACGCTTGATTATGTCTTCAAGCTGCTTTGTATCTATCATGTTATCTGAACCATCTTGGTAGTTGACATCAACCACCTCGAAACCTAATTCATGTTCGATGTATTTCTTTGTGTCGTTGAGAAGTAAATGCAGCTGTGGTATAAGATGCCTATTATTGTTGAAGTATATCGCAGCAGGGGTTGCTCTGTTCCAGTTGAATGGCGTTTCCTTGAGCTGACTATTTGTTGTATTTAGGATAGACTGGACCTCATTCACTACATGTGAGAAGATCTTAAATGAAGCCCCTGCCTTTACTAAGATATTAATCAACTCCTCATACATGAGTGTCTCAGCTTCATCAGATGCCTTAAGTAGCGGAATCAGAATTGGCGTATCAATATACAAACAACAACTCTCAAGAATTTGCATATCAGATTCATACAGGTCAAGTTCCTCGTTTTCTTTTAGCCCAATAACCCCGTTTAAGATTTTCCCAATAAAGATTTCTGAAATCAATAATAGTTCTTCATGGGTGCATTTGGTGATGTATTGTGCTATAATCCTGCATAATTCTGTTTCGACGTGCTCAATGTCTCCGTGCCTGGGGTCAAAGTGTTTTAGAACAAGAATTGCGTTATTCAGCAGTAGGTCGGACAGAGCCTCATCAATTTGCTCAATAGTACTATCGCAATTATACTCAGTATATGCATAGGACTTAATAGCATCATAGAGCTTCTGTATTTCCTTTTCTCTTCTATCTGAGCATAAACTTGGGTATGCTCTTGAGAAAGCATCATAATTCAACAAATAAAAATCATCTGAAATCGTTAGAGACCCAGTATTGTCTCTTCGAAGAAGATCAACAATGTTTAGAATCGGTAAGTCAATTGAGTACTCGTCTTTAAAAGCTCCCTTTAGTTCCGGTATACTTGCCTTATGCATAGATGCGTGGTATTTTCTGTATATGACCTTCATTACTAACGGCAAGAACAAGTCCGACACTGTTAATGCGTAGTTTCTCCACAAATGACAAACAAGAGAATATCCTAGTGTTTGCTTGCTAATCATAAGTTCTCCTTGCTTTGATTCCTGCCACTCTCTGTGTACGTTACACCAAACATCGTCTCTTGCAGCCACTTCTTAAATGACTGATTATCGCTATACTGCTTGAACAGCTCCGTGTGATCAGCAAGGAGCGAAATGATGATCTCTTTGAGTGCGTTATCGTGCTCCAAGCGCGCATTTTGCTTATCGTTGTTTTTGATGGCATTCTGATATGCTTGGTTGTTTCGCAGTTTCTCCGGTATCTCTTCGGTGATAAGCTTGCGTATCTTATCCTCGTCTTTCCATTCGATATTGCCGAAGAGCTCATTGAATTGCTTAAGGATATTGGAAAGGAAATCCAGCTCAGGCTCAGCTTTGCCCCCTCCGCCTTGAGGGTTAAAGGGCTGCAATTCTGCGTCTTCATCATCCAGTTTCAATCGCAGTGGAGTGAGCTTTTCCACCCGATAGCTGTCCATATCAATGGCTTCCAAAATGCCTTGTGATAGGTCTTCATCCATCGGGGCGGGCAGCTTGGGAATCAGAAAGCTAAGGAAGGTGGAGAGCTTTTCCCATTCCGTGCTATTGAAGGGCAATATAGCAGACAGATAGTTGTAGGCTCTGGTAAAGGCTTTGGCTTTGCCTTTGAAATCCACCTGTTGATCTTCATCCAGATCATCCGTGTAGATCTTCACACAGCTGTCCAATATCGGGTCCAGCCGGTCACGTTTGGCACCCTCATAGAAGAGCTGCACCAATTGATCTATGTCGCTTTGAGTATATACCTGTGCACCATCCAAAGCGGCTTTGAGGTCATGCAGCTTATCAGGATCTGTTTCATCTGCCAGGATAGTAGTCTTGTAATAATCCTGAAATGCTTTGTTGATGGTGTCCTGATCGTTCACGAAGTCCAGGATGAAAGTATCGTGTTTTTGCGGATGAGCTCTGTTCAGTCGGGAAAGAGTCTGCACAGCTTTGATGCCGGAAAGGGTTTTGTCTACATACATAGTATGCAGTAGCGGCTCATCATATCCTGTTTGAAACTTATCAGCCACGATGAGAAAGCGGTAGGGATCTTCTTTGAATCTTTCAGCTATCTTAGCGCTAGGCAGCCCGTTCAGACTGGCTTCGGTTACTTTCTGCTTATCCAGCAGATGCTCACCGGAAAACGCCACCAAGGCTTTATATGGGCTTTTTCGCTCCAATAGATACGCGCCAAATGCCTGATAATAATCAATTGCTCGTCTGATCCCATTGGTGATCACCATAGCTCTGGCTTTACCGCCAATCTTGCCGCTACCGATCACGCTTTCATGAAAGTGGTCTATCATGATCTCAGCTTTTTGGCGAATGGCGTGTTCATTGCCTTCCACATATCGGCGCAGCTTCTTTTTCGCTTTCATGGCATCATATTGAGGATCATCACCAATGGTCTTGGTTAGCTTGTAAAAGCTCAAGACGGGTGTATAGCTTGCCAAAACGTCCAGGATAAAGCCTTCCTGGATAGCTTGTTTCATGGTGTAGCTATGAAAGGGGCGATGGCGTGTCTCATCTCCCATGGGCTCCGGATCTCCAAAGATCTCCAGAGTCTTGCCTTTGGGTGTGGCGGTGAAGGCAAAGTAATCCGCGTTCTTCAGCATCTTGCGGCTTTGCATGATGGCGTTGATCTTATCCTGCAAATCCATCTCATCATATTCCTGCACCACCTCTGATAAGGCACTGTGCATCTTAGCCGTAATTCTACCTCCCTGGCTGGAGTGCGCTTCATCGATGATGATGGCAAACTTATTGCCCCGGTGTTCATTGCCGATTTCCTTCAGGATAAAGGGGAACTTCTGTACAGTGCTGATGATGATCTTTTTCCCGGAGCTGATCATCTTGCGTAAGCCGCCGGAATCTTCGGCATGACCAACGATGGAGCTCACCTGGGCAAATTGCTTCACCGTGTCTCTGATCTGTTTGTCCAAAATGCGCCTGTCCGTGACCACGATTATGGAATCAAAGAGCGGCTTGCCTGCTCGCCTAAGGTCGATCAATTGATGAGCCAGCCAGGCAATGGAATTGCTCTTACCGCTGCCGGCACTATGCTGGATTAGATAACGCTTGCCCAAATCTTCAATATCTACATCTGCCAAGAGCTTGTGCACCAGATCAAGCTGATGATAACGGGGGAAGATCAGCTTACGATGCTTGCGGCCTTTACTGTCCTTCTCTTCTACCAATTGCGCGTAGTTTTCGATGATATCTGATATGCCCTCTTTGCTTAAAACCTCTTTCCAAAGATAATCCGTGGCAATTCCATTGGGATTAGGGGGATTGCCCGCGCCATCCTTGTAGCCTTTGTTGAAAGGCAAAAACCATGAGGCATTGCCCGTTAAGTGAGTGCACATCTTTACTTCGTGATCATCAACGGCAAAGTGCACAAGGCAACGCCCAAAGCTAAAGATCGGCTCTTTGGGATCACGGTCTCTTTTATATTGTTGCACGGCATCATGGACTGTCTGCTTGGTCAGCTTGTTTTTCAGCTCAAAGGTGGCAATAGGCAAGCCGTTGATAAAGATCGCCAGATCAAGAGCCAAGGCAGTCTCATTTTGACTGTAACGCAGTTGACGGGTAACGCTGAAGATATTCGATTGGTGCAAAGTTCCGGCTTTTTGGTTTTCTGCTGAGGCCTTGCTATAGTATAGCTCTATACCGCAGGGACCGTGTTTGATGCCGCTTCGGAGCACATCTACAATGCCCCGCCTGGCAATCTCACTGTAAAGCCGGTGCAGGAATTGCACGCGCTTGGGTCCCGGATTGGCTATATCCAATTGGGTATATACATCGGGCTGAGTGTTTTCCAGAAAGCGCAGAAGCAAAGGAAGATCAAGAGCGTACTCTCGGTCAAAATCACGCGGATCACCCTGGAGGTAGTATGCTTCCCCCACCAGGGATTCCACGATCAGGCTTTCCAAGCCGTATTCACTGGTATCAGTCGGCATCACCTACCTCCTCTAAGCTATCCTCAACCACAACTTCATCATACTCTTCTTGCTCTTCATCATAGTCAGGAATCTCGATATCCCGCACATCAAGCTTTCCGGTTACTACATCGGAGATGAGACGGGTTTGGAGTTCTTTTAGCTTGAAAATGGATAGGGATAACCGTTCGTGTAGCAGGTCAATTCCCCTCGTTTTTTCTTCCAAAAATGATCCAATTGTGATTTGTGTTTGAACATCATTTGGGTATATCAAGAACAAACGTTCTAAAACAGATTCATTGATCGCGGGATACCCAATTCCTACTGAATTTATAACAACTTGCTGAATAAACGATTCACCAAGCATACAATATTTTAACAGTTTAGGTAGCAACATTTCTCGAGGAGTAAACACAGCGAATCCAGTAGATACTACAGTCGGCTCGGTTATGTTTTCAAAACTATAAACAGCCTTGAGATAAGTTCTAACAGTCGAGATAATAACATCATTTGTATATACAACACGACGAGCTCTTGATGGAGACTTTGCGAACTTAGTGCACTCAGCCTGTTTTAATAACTCTCCAGTTCCAACACTTCCTATGTCATGATAGATGAATCGAAACTCAGGATCAGTATTTTCAGGTAATGTATTAGCATTTATGTTACATAAGTACTTAACTCTACTTGCTTCCCACTCTTCTGGTATCATCCCTATCCAATCAATTCCACTGTCTTTGTATCTGGGATAAGGTTTTCCGGTGCGAACATCAATCTTGCCTGTTACGGCATCATTGATGACCACTTGCTTCAGTTCTTTCAGAAGTTCGATCTGCCTCTTCTTGATGCGGATATACTTATTGATCAGATGGTTTTTGTAATCGAGATAATGGGCTATCTGCTCTTGTTCAGTGTAAGATGGAACTATGAACCTAAGAGAAAACAACTGATCAGAGTATAGTCTCAATCTACTATCTATTACTCCAGTTGAATACATTCGAAACAGGGTTTTATACTCCTCTGATTTTACAAGATAGTGAAGATAAGTAGGATATACTACGTTATTGATCTTATAAACTCCATATGCAGGGCTAACAATCCCTTGATATTTAGATACTCCCAAACTGCCATTCCAAGCCAGCATGATGTTTATGACCAGATTATCTTGATCAACTTGTTTGTAACCTTCAAGTGAGGAAGCCCTGGAATCGTTCGATCCTGATATTTGTTTCCGTTTTTTTGTTACTCCAGTGTATTGGGAGACCGACAGTAAATCCTCATTTCCATCAGATGACCTATCATCTCTCTCTTCAAGCAAGTACTTGCTCCGTATCTCCTTCCAGTGATAGGGAATGTAATCGAGGACAGGTAGTGTGCTATTTTTTGGTACGTATGAAGTATTCACAATAACAGTCCTCTGAGTATCTCCTGTAAAAGCCCATCCCCCTCTTTTTCCAAAGCTTCTATATCTGCCACAATCTCCTTAATACTTCGCATAGGTGTAGGTTTGTAGAAGTGTTTGGTGAAACTGATTTCATAGCCGATCTTGGTCTTGCTTTCATCAATCCAGGCATCGGGGGCATAGGGCAGCACTTCGGAAGAAATGAAACATTCAATTCCACCTTCGTGCATTAGCGGAACCTGCTCCGTATCTCTCAATTCCGGATCAGGCTCATATTCCACTACTTTGTTTTTCCCTTTGATCTCTTGCGTAAAGAGTCCTTTCAGAGGCTCGGGCTTGGTATGGTTGCCGTGTATCTTTTTGATCACTGGCAGGCCATCGGGGCTGATCTTGCCTGCGTCTTTCAAAGCTTTGATCTCAGCGGCTTTATATGCTGTTTCAGCGTCAATATCCTTTGCTCTTAAGGGGCGCTCCACCGTGACCTTGTAATAGCCAAAGGTTGCACTATGGAAGATTTTGGATTCCTCGGTCTCTTCGAAACGGGTAAAGACTTCCACGATCTTTTGGATATGCTGTTCACTGAGCTCGCGGTTGCGTTTTCCCAGGTTGCGCTTTAGCGGTTCAAACCATTTACTGGCATCGATCAATTGGATTTTGCCTTTGCGACGTTCTTCTTTGCGGTTGGATAGAATCCAGATATAGGTGCTGATACCGGTATTGTAAAAGATATTGTCGGGCAGCTGCACTATGGCTTCAAGCCAATCGTTTTCGATGATCCATCTGCGGATATTGCTCTCTCCACTTCCCGCGTCTCCGGTGAAGAGCGCGCTGCCATTGTGTACGTGGGCAATTCTGCTGCCCAGGGTGGTATTCTGTTTCATCTTGGAGAGCATATTTACCAGAAACAACATCTGTCCATCGCTGGTACGAGTGAGCATCCTGTATTCGGGGTCTCCTGCGTGGTTCACGATAAAGCGATAATCGGCAAACTCCTTTTTACCGCCCATGAGCTCAAGATCTTTCTTCCAATCAGAGCCATAGGGAGGATTGGAAAGCATAAAATCAAAGCTATGAGAAGGGAAACCGTCTTTAGAAAGGGTTGAGCCATAGGCAATATTATTTGCCTCAATGCCCTCTCCCTTAATGATAAGGTCTGCCTTAGCAATAGCATAGGTTTCTGCGCTGGCTTCTTGCCCAAAGAGGTGAATTGCAAGATCTTTATGGTTTGCTTTAGCTAAATCTTGAAGTCGTTCCTCTGCGACAGTTAACATTCCTCCGGTTCCGCAGGCTCCGTCATATACAAGATATGTGCCGGATTCTATCTTATCTGCAATGGGCACAAAGATTAGCTCTGCCATCAGATTCACAACATCTCTTGGGGTAAAATACTCACCAGCAGAGGCATTGTTATCTTCGTTGAATCTTCGGATAAGCTCTTCAAAGATAGTGCCCATTGAGTGATTATCCAAAGCAGGATGAATTTCTTTGCCAGAAGCATCGAGTACCGGGATCGGAGCCAGGTTTATGTCATTATCCATGAATTTCTCAATCAATGGCCCCAATGAATCACTGTCGCATAGTGTTGGGATCATGTCTCTAAACTTGAATCTCTTGATGATGTCCTGTACGTTTGAAGAGAATCCGTCCAGATAGTTTTCAAAATTTGCCTTTAGTTTCTGCTGGTTTGCGGTAGCTTTCAGATCACGAAGAATAAAAGGTGAAGTATTGTAATATGATTGCTTTGCCGCCCCACACAATGCAGCTTCCTGATTGGCAATTCCCGCAGCATCGAGTTGAGCCTTTAACCTTAAAACATCCTGTTTCGTAGGTTCAAGGAGAACATCCAATCTTCGCAATACTGTCATGGGGAGGATAATGTCTCGGTATTTGCTGGCATCTACCACAAAATGTAACACTTGATCTGCAATGCTCCAGATGAAGTTTACGATTTTGCTGTGCTGTGCTGCGTTCACTATGCTTTCCTTTTATCTGTATATTCAAATGCAACTATTAAGTCCTTCTCAGGATCATAACCTGCAGCTTGTAACGCTTTTCGTGAATGTCTTACCATGTCTGATGCGCTCAAATTGCTTTCGGTAAAGTAGCCATCATCAAGAGTTAATGGAGCTCTAAACTCCGTTTTATCTTTAGAATATCTGAATGATCCGGATATTTGAAAACCGGGCTTGTGCTTGAGGATATAGTTGTAAACTGCTCTCTTTACTTCATGCCAATGGCGAGTTTCTATCTTTTCTTTTCCACATAAGACAATGTGATGTACTTTAGTGAAGCGGTAGTCTTTGAGTGGCTCAGTATGAATCGCAGGATCATCGTCTTCAGTACCATTGCCCAGATTATAGTGTTTTATGCCGGACTGTTTTTTGTCCCATAGACGTTCTATGTCAGCTATATCAATATCCAATCTATGGTTCTTCTTTATAAGTTGCTGTGCAAATAGATACGGGGAAAGGTCTGTCTTCTCGTGCATATTGATCGCTTCAGCTTTCACACTGCCGATAAGCTTTATACGAACCAGTTCATTGCGCATATCTTCTGCAGTATTGAGTGCTTTTATCCGGTAGTTTTCCTTCTTCAGGATCATCTCAAAGGTTTGCGCTACATCATCTGGGTCATCATCCAAAATGTTAAGCTCGTTGAAGAGTTTGTCTTCAAATTCGCCTCCGGCAGAGGGCAGATAGAATCTCCACTTGATACCATCGGTAAGGATGCTGATAGCGGATTTGTGGTAGGCATTGTAGAGGTGAAGTTGAGTCTCTCCGGCTATGAGGTCAGAATCGAGCTTTCCTGGGGTCTTTACTTCGATAAAGACTTCTGCTCCCTCTGAGGTCTTCTCCGGAATGAACAGTGCTACATCCACGCGACCTGTTACGTCCTTGGTGATATTCTGTTGGGGTAAACGCTTTACCCTATACTCTGTGTAAAACTCTTCAGGATTCCAGATGTTCCATCCAAGGGCTTGGCATAGCCTGCCTACCAGAGAAAAGCGAACATGCTGTTCGTCCTTAAATGTTCCGTCTTTCAGTAAAATACGAATATCTTCAACAATCTGTTTCATTGATGCCTCACAGCCAGATTTGTGTTTTCCACAAGGAATTGTAAAGATGTATTCTGTCAACCCTAAAATCTGTCGCATCCTTATGCATCCGTATTTGTGAGAATACAGGGGACTGCTTTCATTGCTCCGGATCGATGATCCAGAAAGTTCAAGGAGCATAAATGGAAGCGAAACTGATGGATAGAATCAAAGAGCAGCTTGTCAGACATGAAGGTCTGCGGCTGAAGCCCTACCGCTGCACTGCAGGTAAACTGACAATCGGTGTAGGTCGCAATCTCGATGATTGTGGGATTTCCCTATCCGAAGCCTACATCATGCTGATCAATGACATCATGAACTGCGAGAAGCAGCTTCAATCGAAGATTCCCGATATATACAATGGTCTTGATGAAGTGCGGAAGTCGGTGCTGCTGAACATGTGCTTCAATCTCGGTGTTTCCGGTTTGCTTGGCTTCAAGAACACTCTGGAGTTTATCAAAGCCGGGGACTGGGAACGGGCTGCCAATAACATGCTTGTGTCCCGTTGGGCAAAACAGGTCGGACGCAGAGCGATTGAGCTATCCGAACTGATGAGGAAAGGCAAGTGATACCGATCCCGGTCGAGACTATTGACCTGCTGGCTGTACTTAACCTGCCAAGGGAGATGGCTGATAACGTTATCTTCAAGGAGCATAAAGGGCTTGTCCTGGAGACCATCAGAAGCCTTGTGTTAGATAATTTTTACCAGGATGCTATACGTAACGACTATCCTGATGATGATCCCTTCCTGATCTCTTTTCGTTTTGGGTTCTGTTTCCTGATGCTGCAGAGCACTTGCGAGTTCCTCAATTTGAAGACTCTGGGCGAAGGAATAGTCAAGACCGTAGGATTAGACCAGTCGGCTACCGAACTGCTCACAGGGAGCGAAATAGACGCATTTAAAGCCAAGCTTGAGCTGAGGGCTCTCACACTGCTTCGGAACTATCTCAATCAAAGTGGCATGGAGCGACTGACTGAGTTGAAACCAAGACTCCCTAAAGTGCTGAGAGCCGGGGTGATCTGATGCCGCAGAGTGACTTCATGAGTCCGGATGAGTTGATGGTCGAGATCTACAGAGCGATCTATGCGGCTCTTGAGAGTCGTTTACATTTGATCGGGAGTGTTATCGATGCCGACTCCCGCAAAGAGATTCTCACTCAGCAGATCTACGATAAAGGCGATTTCTACGGAAACACAGGTTACGTAGTGGAAACCAATGACTCCGGTATGACTCTGAGAGTGGGTTCCAACGTGAAACACGAGCCTTTTGTTTTGGGGGGTAAAGTGCCTTCCTGGACTCCCATCGCCCCATTAAAGTCATGGGTGGAGCGAAAGGGGCTCTCGTGGACTGATAAGAAAAGTGGAAAGCTGCTCACTGTGGAGCAGATCGCTCACATGATCCAAGCCAAGATCAAGCGGGAAGGCATCGCAGCAAGGAATGTGTTTGCTCAGGTGATCGCTAACCGGGAACAGTGGATATATCAACAACTCAATTCTATCGAGGTAAGTCTATGAGTGCTTTTGAGAAGTTTATCGCAGATCGGAACCGGTTAGTGGATGCTTTGAAGTTTTCCGATATCCCCACCATCCAGTTCAACAAGGATGCGATTCCCAAGCAGTTGCCTTGCGCTATCGTGATCCTGGATTCCGAAACAGGTAAGAACGGCACTTCTCGTCAGTTTGTTAGTACAGATATTGCTTGGACTGTCTTCTTAATCGTCAATGCCCATAACGTGGATGATCCCGATTCGGATCTGTACAAACTCAAAGAGAAGTTCCGCTCTTTCTACCAAAAGCTGATGAACCGAGACCTGCCCAGTGTGGAGTATTACACTTCCAGGGTGGATGGCTCTCGCCTGGTTCGGATCGCCAAGATCGACCTGCTGAAGGTCGGCAACGGAGCCTCTTCGTGAGAGTAATGCGTCTGAGTGGCTATAACCTGGCTATCAGCTCTGTGTCTGATCTGATCGAGAACAAGTACAAGCCGGAAGCTATCGACTTATCCAAGTGCCAGAGACTGGGCAAACAGCTTATCTCAAAGGCAGCCGAGAGCAAGAAGACAGTGATGGCACCCTACTCCATGAGCAAGCTGCTCAATCTCCTCGATATGGACGAGTACCACTCCGGCTGCATCGATGCGCTCTCAATGGCAACCGTCATGCAGTTTGAATGCAAGAACAAGCAGGTTGCAGCCTGGATGGAAGCAGCCGAGTTTCCTGCCTGTGAAGACCAGACCACCATCCTTGCCGAGATGATCAAGTTCTATCTCGCCTGCGGTAATGGCTTTCTGATCAAGATGCGCAACCCTCAAGGTGATTGGATGGGTCTGGAACGTATGCTGCCCAGTGAAGTTCAGATCGTGGAGAACTATGACAAGTTCGGTTTCTTCAGACCGGACTATATCCAAGTGAAGAACAACCAGAAGAAGGACTTCGCTTATGCGGATATAGTGCACATCAAGAAGTCCACTCACAGATCAAACGCCTGGGGCCTGGCCTGCCTACCCATCGCCATCAACATCGAGATCTTGGGAGAGATCAAGACCTTCGACTACAACAACTTCAAGAACGGTCTCATGATCGACTACTTCGTGATTGTGGAAGGTGGCACTCTCAGGGACGGAACCGTCACTGACGAAGCGGGCAATGAAGTGCTGACCGATGCCTATACCGAGATCGAGAAAGCACTCACAGAAGTGAAAGGAAACGCCAAAAGCCACTCTACGGTGCTGATCGAGAGTGAAAGCCGGGATGTGAAGATACGCCTCGAACCACTCAGACAGCAAGACAGAGAGGGCGGCTTCCTCAGCCTAAAGAAAGACCTCAGGGAAGGCATCCTCGCCTATCATCGGGTTCCGGCAAGGATTGTATCTCAGCTTATCCCGGGGCAGCTTGGTGGCGATAACCGTAGTGACATGGCTATGTTCTACCACTTCGTGATCAAACCGCTACAGGAGCGACTTGCTCTCACCTTGGCAATTGAGTTTAACTACGAGTTCGGCTGGAAAGTCAAATCTGATGACTTCAACTTCGGCAACCTGACCGAGATTCTGCAATCCGATGATGAACGTCTGTTCATGCAGAATCGGAACTTTGGAAGTAAGTAATCAATGAAACACAAGCACATAGATAACAATAAAATACATACCCAAGGAGGTATCGTGTATCCATTCAAGAAACGAACCATTCAGAAGGGTGAGCTGCGTAATGTGGAAGTCGAGCTGGTCTCGCTTCTCTTTGACGAGATGAACCCTGCCAATCAGAAAGGCTTTGTGGTCAAGAATGCCTCTGGCAGAAGCTTTGAACACAAGATCAACTCCACCAAGTTCAAGAGTGAAACAATGGGCACTCAGGGTCGGCTTTACGTCACTCTGATGGAGCCTAACACCCACGACTCGCAGGGCGACTATTACACTCGGGAAGAGATTCAGAAAGCCTGTGACCACTTTGCCAAGCACGGTTTAGTCGGCAAATGCGATGTGAACCACAATATGCAGCCTGTACCCGAGTTTACCGTAGTGGAAAACTACATTCTCAAGACTACAGATAAAGAGCATTTCCCCGATACCAAAGTGGGTTCTTGGGTGCAAGTCCTCAAATGCGAGAACCTGCAGAGTGATCTCTGGCAGAAGATCGAAAAGGGCGAGTTCAATGGCGTTTCCATCTATGGCAGAGCCGATGACTATCGCAGTGCCGAAGCCAGCCTAACCGAGATCAAGAATGAGCTTAACTCGCTTCGTAAAGTGGCAGAGCACAATAAGAACAGTGAACTTCAGAAAGGCATCACAGCCATTACCGAGAAGATTACAGAGTTGGAAAAGAACAGCGGTTCGGCTACTGTAACCGATGCCGTCAAGAGCATCGAGAAGAGCCTCAAGGACATGTCAGTGACCATGAGCAAAGCCATTTCCAAAAGCATCCCCGGAGAGCCGGATGTGAACCAGCAGACTACTGACCGGGAAGTATCCATCGATGGTAACAAGATCATGGTTAAAGCTTCGCATCGTGAGATCTACAAGGGCATAGCCGATGTTGATTCGGGCAAAGCCATGAACATCCTCAATCCCAATAATACCTCGCTCTTCATTGATGAGGTGATCGGTTCTCATCCCGGTGATACCTTATCGGATATCACTATCGTGCCACTGCTGAAAGATGAGTCTCTCGATATCGGTCTGGTGGAAGATCTGGTCTTCAAGAACAAGCTCGATGGTGCTCTGACTGCTCAGGACGTGGGCACAGGTGATATATCCATCCCCACCGGGATACTCAATGCTGAGTTCACTCTCGGAAGAGATGTGGTCGAGTTCTACAAGGACAAGTACGGAGAAGATGCCTTCGGAGCTTACGTGGAGAACCATATTGCCAAGAAGACCGAGAAGGCTATCCGTCTCTTGCTCTTCAGAGGTGATAGAACTTCCACCACTGCAAAGCTTAAAGCACTGGACGGAGTTGTAAAACTCGCCACTGCCGCTACCAATGTAACCAACCTCTCCAAAGCTACCTATACCGACTGGGCAAAGCGCTTTGAAGCGGCTCTCTTGGCTTTCTCCGATGAGATGCTCGAGGAGCAGGAGAGCTTCAAGTTCTATGTCAGTCACAAAGATCTGATCCGCATCAGAGCCGAGCTTGCCAAGCGTGAGACCGGAGCCGGAGATCGCCTGCTGCTCGAAGGCGGCAACGTTTCCTTTGCGGGTATTCCGGTAAAGCCCCGTCTCATGGCTGATGATTACATCATCGGCGGTCTGCCCAAGTTCATCATCATCGGTTATCGCACTGACGCAGAACTCAAAGTCGAGCATCATGGCGCGGATTGGAAGTACCACTGGTACATCCGTATCCGTCCCGGCATCACCTATCTCGATGGCTTCGTTAAAGTGTTCAAACTCACCACCTAAGCAAGATAAGGAGTATCAATGGATTTTATATTCGCTAATCAGGAGTTTCTCCTCGGCCTAATCTCGGCTATTATCGTCTGGATCGTTTCCCGCTCAACAGGTAGGCTGATCGATAAGACTAAGGTCAATTCGGCTCTGGCAATCATCTTGGATATCGTGCAGGATATCAAGATCAATCCTGCTACCAGAGAACTCGATGACTATGCCAAGAAGCAGTTGGCAGTCGAACGAGCTACTAAAGCTCTTCCGGCTAAGCAGACTAACCTCGTGCTCAAAGTATTTGGAACCATCGGTGGCGCTATTGAGTACGTATTCCACAACCGTAAGTGGCTCTTCAGTATCGGCAAAGCCATCAAAGGAGTATTCTGATGCCGCATTACGTCTCTCAACCGACCTACCCAGCAGATATGTCCCCGGATGATCTGAAGTTCGCCAATCTCATGGACGTATTGGTTGCCGATAACGTCTATTTCGGAGTAGGCAGCTATGACACGGAAGGGGTTAACACGCTATATGCCACCCAACCGGATGTTAAAGCTGAGTTAACCACCAACTTTAGCCTCTTGGGTGAGCTTGCCGAGAAGCCGGGTAAGGCAGACTCCAAAATCACCAAGCTCAAGACCCGGAACTATACGATACCCGGAAAGAGAACCAGTACGGTGGAGCTTACGATTGCCGGGCTCTCTACGGCGCAGAAGAACTACTTGGAGAGTCACGGCTTCATGAGCCAGGACGTAACCATAGTCGTAGTTTCCAAAGGCTTTGATAGAGTCGTCATCTTCAATGGTATGCGCTGGACTGTGGACTGGTCGGGAGAAGCCGATGGTCTGTTTTCGGTAATTATCTCCACAGAGTTCTCCGGAACCACCGCAGGCAGGATCTACCTGCGAAAAGACATACCTCCGGGGGTGTAAGATCGCATCCCTACGTAAATACGATATGAATCAAGGAGCTGTTATGGATTGCCGATGCAAACCTGAAATCAAACAGAAAATCGATAGCCTGCATTCTGAAATCTACGGCAATGGCAACAGCAGCAAATCTCTGATAACCAGAATGGCGAAGGTGGAGACGAACATGAAGCTGCTTCTAACCGTCTCCACTTCCCAGTTCTTTTTGTTGTTGGGCGTTGCCATCAAGATGTTTTTCGGACAATAAGAAAAGGATAATTCTATGAAGCGAGAAGTAACACTCAGCTATAACCAACTGCGGCAAATACTATGTCTCACGATCTCGAACAAGACCTTGAAAGCCAAGCTTGAGGACTTTCTTTCCGGCAAGCTGACCAAGCTAAGTGAAGTGGAGCTACTTGAACTAATCAGTGATTCGGAAGCCGATAAAGAGTTGATCAGGATCATCTCCAAGCAGGACCCGGACACCATGGATGCACTTGATGCACTGGAGCATATCTCCGCTTTTTTCGTCTATATCAGAGCCAACAAAGACAGGTTCAAAAGTTGGCTCGGGAGTTTCGGATTAGCGGTGACCACCGAAGCAAATACCCCTACGAGAGGTTCGAAATGATCCTGCGTAAACTGGGCTTCACCAATGAAGACTTCGACAGGCTCACTCTACCTGAGCTGTATCTGCGCCTGTGTCTGGCAGACCCGAAAGGAGATGTGTAATGGATGCTTTGATCGGATGGATAGGCGGTAAACGTCTCCTCAGAAAGACCATATCCCAATATGTTCCCAAAGATATCAAAGGCTATATCGAGCCCTTCGGTGGTGCAGCCTGGATGCTGCTCTACAAAGACAAGTGGGGAGACCTGGAAGTCTATAATGATCTCGATAATCGCTTGGTCAACCTGTTCATGCAGGTGAAATACCATCCTGATGAACTGATCAAGGAACTGGACTGGTTAGTCGCCAGCCGCAAGCTCTTTGGTGATATACTCAAGCATGAAGGCTTGACCGAAATACAGCGTGCTGCCAGGTTCATGTATCTAATCACCAGATCATTCGGAAGTAAAGGTGACAGCTTCGGCACCTCGCAGAAGCGTGGCACTTCCAGTATGTATAACCGCTTAGAGCGCATCAAAGAACTGCACAAACGTCTCGATATGGTGATCATCGAGAACCTCTCTTATGAGAAGGTGATCGAGAAATACGATACCAAGAGCAACTTCTTCTACTGCGATCCGCCTTACATGCTGGGCTATACCTATGAGAACTCCAAGCAGTTCAGTCATGAAGCCTTGAGAGATATCCTGAAGAGTATCAAAGGACGCTTCATCCTGAGCTATGACGATAACCCGGAAGTGCTCAAGCTATACAAAGGATACGACATCAAGCATGTCACAAGAACCAAGGGCATCAACCGCAAGGAAGGCAAGAGTGACTTCAAGGAAGTGATCATTGCCAACTTCGATCTCGTAGATATCGATCAGGATACAGAAGCACCCAAAACCAAAGCAAGAACCAAAGAACTCAGGGGGATATCGTGAATAGCATCATCTCCTGGGTAGGTGGTAAGCGGCTCCTGAGAAAGAAGATACTGCCGCTCATCCCCAAGCACGATATCTACTGTGAGGTCTTTGGCGGTGCTGCCTGGATACTCTTCGGTAAAAGCCCAAACAAGGAAGACTGGCAGACCGGACCCAAGAGCAGATATACTGAAGTCTACAATGACATCAATGGTGATCTGGTGAACTTCTGGAAGTACATCAAACAGCACCCTGAAGCGTTTGTGACCGAGTTGAATCAGTATTTGGTATCCAGAGAGATGTTCGACACGTTCACCCAACATGAGCCCAAAACCGAGCTTGAGCGAGCTATCCGCTTCTACTTCCAGTTATCCTGCAGCTACGGTTCTCGATCCAAGAACTTCTGCATCATGCAGGGCTATAAATACATGCCACTGCGAAATCTGGAGAAGGTGAAAGCAGCCTCGGAACGGCTCAAGCAGGTGATCATCGAGAAGCAGGACTTTGAGAAGCTCATTACCCGCTTCGATACGCCCAATACCTTCTTCTACCTCGACCCACCCTATTACACAAAGGAGCATCTATACGATAGAGAAGACGCAAATCCCTTCAGCAAGCATGAAGAGCTTGCTACCATACTGAGAAGCATCAAGGGGAAGTTTCTGCTATCCTACAATAACGACCCTTACATCCGCACACTCTACCAGGGCTTCACCATTGACGAAGTCGAAGCGCAATACACCGTTTCCGGTACTTTCCAGACTGAGACCGAGCTGCTGATTAGAAATTATCAGTGATCGTTAGATTAGTGACATCCTCCAACTCTTGTGCATTCGCAGCGATTGTCTGCATTTTTCAGGGCTTGATCTTTTGTGCTTTGGCTAAATGGGTCCGGAGATTTTCCTCCAACACCGTATGTCGCAGTTGCTTTATGGCATGACTGACATAACACTTCGGCATTACCGATGCCATTTCCCCCATCTCTTCTCTTATGGTGAACTTCGAGTCCCCAAGTTCTTGTACATCTTGCCATCTTTTTTACCTCCAAGATGTTGTTGCATATATTATAAGCCACTACAATAGAAAAGCAAATAGAATACTATGCCTGACTTAACTTTCAAACTCATCCTGACCACAACCGATGCCAATGTAAAGCTTGCCGAAGTCAAGCAGGAGGCGGAGTCCACCCAGTCTGTGGTGGAGAAGCCTGTTGCGGTTAAGATATCTGCTGAACATGCTCTTGCGACTATTCGTGATGTGAAGATCGCAGTGGATGGTGTCATGCAAGTGGTGGGTGGTCTGGTCAGATCTATGAACGGTCTGCTGGACGCCTCACTGGGGCAGAGACAGGCCATGACCTTGGCTTCTGTAGCATTTGGCGAAGCTGCTGGTGAGATGGGGAATTTCGCTTCATCGATGCAGCAAGTTACCAACTTTGAGGATGATCAGCTCTTGTCTTTGATGTCCAAGCTATCCCAGACCTTCAAACTCAATAAGGATGAGATTCAACAGCTGGTGCCGGTACTGCTGGACTTCACAGAAGCTAACAAAGCCACCGGAATGAGCGTGGAGAGTGCCTTTGATCTCATGGGTCGTGCCCTGAATGGGCATACAGAGATGTTGGGTCGCTATGGCATTGAGTTGGATGATACCCGTCTCAAGACCGAAGGGGTATCCTATCTGGTCGAGAAGCTGGGCGAGGACTATGGCGGTACCGCTACTGCGCTGGCTGATCTTCGTCTGCAGAATGCCAATGCTTGGGGCGATATTCAAGAGACTGTAGGCGATATGCTGACTACTCTGATCAATCCTCTGCTCAAGGGCCTGAAGCTGCTCATGGATGCCTACAACAGCTTATCCCCAATCATGAAAGGCTTCGTAACCGGACTGCTTATTGCAGTTCCGGTGATCGGAACTGTTACCACTGCCATAACTGCCTTGACTGCTGCCTATCATGCTCTAAGAGTAGCCATGAACCCGGTTGCCGGCATCATCGGTATCTCGGTGGGTGCTCTGTCTGCATTGGGACTGGGTCTGGCAGCCGCTTCTATGAAAACAGATAACTATGCCGAGTCTCAGATGTCGATGACTGATGAGATTAAAGAATGTAATCGCCAAGTATCTGTAGCTGCTGAGAGATTCAACCTTCTTGCCAGTCGCTTACTTGAGCTGCGATCCGCTACCAACCTCACAGCATCGGACAAGACAGATCTCAAGAACCTTATCCGAAGCATGAATGACCAGTATAGTGAGTACATCGGTAACATCGACCTTGCCACCGCATCTTACAATGAGCTTGCGTCAGCTTTACGAAGTGCTTCCGAAGCGTTGATCCAAAAGCAGATAGCCGAAGTATATGGAGAACGCTATCAGGCACAGCTTCGAAGAGTAGCAGAGCTACAAGTCCAATACAATGATCTGATGAAGGTCTCCAGAGAGAACCAGTCTCAGTTTATCCGAGACCGTGAGATGCTGCAAGGCGGTCCCGGTGACTATTGGAAGCTGAGTCCGGAGGCGAGGTTGAATGATCAGATTACTGATGTCCGTAACAACCTTAACAATGCGAAAGGTGATCTCAATGACTTCGCAGCCGCTTATCGCCAAGCTCTGATGGAACTGCCTGACATGAGCTTAGGTGTTGGAGACAGCTCCGGTTCGGCTAACACATCCCTATCTGATGCCAGACGCAGCGAGGAAGAGAGACGCTTGGAACAGCTGCGGCAGTTACAGCAGAAGTATGATGTCATGGCAATAGACGATGCAGTGCTTAGAAAGCAGAAGGAACTCGATATCCAGAGGGATGCTGAGCTTGTGAAGGCTCAGGCTCTTGGTGCCTCGGAAGAGCTACTGCAATCAATACGAGATCACTATGCCGATGAGTCTGTGAGAGTGGAAACGGAAGCTGCTGAAGCCAGAACCAGGCAGATCGAAGCAGAAACCGAGGAGAGACGCAAGGTTCTGGAAGAGGAGCGCAGACAGCAGCAGGAACTGAGCGATATGCGCTTCAACTTCGAACAACGTAGCCTTGACTTAGCCGGACAGACTTGGGAAGCTCAACTCAGAGCCATTGATGAATACTATGCCAAACGCAGAGAGAAGCTGCTTGAAGCCGGGCTTACGGAAGAGCAGATCACAGCCCAGTCCGAGCAAGCTAAAGCTCAAATCAGAAACCAATATGAAATGCGTAACCTGCAGGGAGCTCAGCAGATCATGCGAGACCTTGCCAAGACCAGTGAAATCTTCGGAAAGAAGGGCTTTGCCATGTGGAAGACACTGGCTATCGGACAGGCGATGATCGATACCTATGCTTCCGCTACTGCGGCATATAAGGCTATGGCGGGTATTCCGATTGTGGGTCCCGGACTGGCTATCACCGCAGCTGCTGCAGCTATCGGAGCCGGGCTTGCCAACGTAGCTGCAATACAGGCAACAGAACCGCCCAAGGCAGAGACTGGTGGGCTATTAGTCGGCAAGTCGCATAATGAGGGAGGCATCCTGATTGAAGCCGAAGGTGACGAGTATATTACCGCAAAAGACCGGGTAAGAGCCTTGGGCAGGAACCTCTTTGATTTCCTGAACTTCGCTCCCATCGAGAAGGTGAAGCTTGCCTTTGCCGGGCTTCCTATCCCTTCAGTGCCAATACCTCAATCCATCGGCTCATATTATGCCGCTGGTGGCTCTGTTTCAGGAAGAGGCAGCATGGATAGCATCATGGATACTATCGTCTCGGTGGTGCGGGAAGAGTTCAACAGCCTGCGTCAGAGCATCTCCGATAACAAACCCAACATCGAGATCAATGTCGATCCACTAAGTAATGACCCGGTCAAGGTCTCTGAGATCGCAGATACGGGCAAGATGATCAGGAGCGAGATTTAGGTGAGCTATGTATAATCTCTTCAAGATCGACTTCGTGCAGGGCAAGACCGATGCTGCCGACTATAACCAAGTGAAGCACAGCCTGGAAGATACTGCCAGTGATCGGGTCATCATCAGCCTGAGTGTCTCTGCGGATAAGCTACAGTCCGTATCCAACTACAGCAGAGAGCCTAAGCGGCTGGTGTTTGAGTGTTTCCCCGATACCTGGATAGAGGATAATATCCTGAGTGGTAACAATGAGCATGAGCGTTACATCTCGCACTTCGAGGTTAAGGTATATCGGGATACAGTTCTGTTCTTTACGGGCATCATCGATACTTCCCGGTTGTCTTTTGATATCAGTACAGGCATTCTCAAGTTCACCTGCTATGATAAGATAAAGCTGCTATCAGTATTCTCTGATCTTACGCACTACTATGGTCTTACAGCAGGTTATCTGCCGATCTGGATACTCGGATACTTCCTGCAGGACATTGAGCAAACCATACCGATCAGCATTCCCTACTCAAATCAGTTTGTGCAGCCGGTCTTGAATATCCCTACCGGGTCTATGCTGACATTGGTTCATATAGACTATGACGACATGAACAGATATCCTGAGCCTCCCGGTGGCTGGGAATACGGCAATCATGCTACAAGCTGGCCATCTCCGATCTCTGGATACGTCTTTAGCAGTATAGCAAATCGGGCGATTTTCATCTTTGCTCATAAGAAGGTGATAAGGGCTGCTTATCCAGATCCTGCTACTACCAAATATCAGGGTAGATTCCGGGGCAGGATATACCGTTTCTTTAATGGCATTTGTCCGGTAATTGAAGAATATGAAGATAAGACCGGGTGGGTGGACGACCTCTCTTCTATTGATAATGCTTATAATGAGCTGATGTCTTTCTTTACTGATAACGGCATATCACAGGATAGTTTATTTAATCTGATCAGTGCCGGTGCGATTGGAGGTTTGAGTTATGGGCGCAGTCACTACTCCGGCTACTGGGTAGAGGCAAATTGTCACGGGAATGTTTTTCCGGAGAGGCTACAGCCGGGTAAGGCATATGAGAATTACAGCGACGAGCAGACCGACAATCTGAAGGTGTTGCAAGCCATGTTGATGCTGTATAATGCGACCATCTTTACTGATACCCAAGGCCGCATTGTGCTCAAGAACAAAGATGCCTTCTCTACACCAGTAATAGATATTGAAGATAATGATGTGGTATCATTCATAGTCAAGCGAGGCAATCAAGAGCAGCCTGACACCACGACCATCGATGTATTGGCAGGAGACAGCACACATTTACAAGGCATTATCAAGAACTATCTCTTAGACTTCTATGGTGGTAAATGGTGTCTTGAGGCGAGTGTTGATCAGATTTCAAAATATGAGCTCAATCTCTTCAGCAAGATACGCATCCGGGACAAGGTCTATGCGATTACCGAGATTGAGGAGGACTATATCCAAGACGAGTACAAGGTGAAAGCATGGCTGCTATAAAAGGCTTCAGACTCATCAGATGGAGCTCCGAGGGGGTGTTTATCCGTAACTGGCCGACCGGCGAAGTGGAATACATACCCCGCACCAAGTATCGTATTGAGAAGAAGAATGCATTTAATCCCAGCATTGTCCACCGCCGAGATGAATACAGAGAGGATGGCTTTGATCTGCAGGTAAGCATATATCCGCATGAGTATTACGAGCTCTTGAGTTTTCTAACTAATACAGGGAGATTCTATATTGAGTTCACTGCCCATGGCAGTCTTAAAAGTCAGTTCCCCGTGACAATCAGCCAGCTTCCCAAGTGTCCTGATGATCTGCATGAGTATCCCGAAAAGATCAAGTTCAGCCTCGAATCAAGATATATGGGATCACCCGGCTATGTGGACTTCAGCATCATCATAGTTCAAGACGATAACGAGATGGTTAGCGATGACAGCCATACATAACAAATCCAGAACAGAAAAATTCCGGAAAAGAGTAAATGAGAAAGGAGTAAATGATGTATAGATACGGTATTAGCTATTACACAGCAGAAGAAGATGGCAGGAAGCCTCAATCGGGACTTGATGTTCGCCTACTCAGACCGGGAGCGGACTGGCAGACCGGAATCTCACTTATTGAGACCGGGAAATCAGGCTATTATGAGTGTCTCATAAAAGAAGAGAAGGACTGTGGATTCTATGAGATCTGGGACAACCGCAACGACCCCAACGGTAGCTTCAGCGGCAAGTACTGCATCATCGGTAAGCTCGATGCCAGAGGCTTGCAAGATCGCTGTATATACTCAAACCATATTGAGGATGGAGCCGTAACAGCAACCAAGATTGCAAAAGAATCGATCTCAGCTATTCACCTTGATAACAGCACCTTCAAGCTATCTAAACTGCAGCACGAGATACAGAACGAGTACCGCGGTACAGGAGATAAAACTCAACAGTCACCTGCCCGGACCAAAGAGGATAAATTCATTTTTCACAAGCTTGATCAAGAGTATGATGAGATGCCCTTTGTTCAGATTAGCAATATGTGCGACAGCCATCTCTTCATTGATAATCTGAAACTGGATAAGAATATGGTGACAGTAACCTTGGGAATAGCTATGCCCGGCGAGGGTGAAGTAGCCAAGTACCAGATCCTTGCCATCGCCACCGATAAACCATAAACTGCCCGAAAGAGAAACCCGGTAACTAACCGGGCTCTATATAAGGTATAGGGTACTACTTCTGGAGTCTGCAGATCAGCTCAGCCATCAGGTTGATCATCTCTTTGTAGTCTCCGCATTCCCAAGCATCGTCGGCTTTGATCTTGATCTGCTCCTCGGTCATGTTCTCTGACTTGAGCCAGGGGCCTCTGAACTGATTCCACCAGTTATCATAGTGGAAGTCTTTATCGAAGGGATATTCGCATAATCCGGACTGGGACTCGATAATCTCTTCAACTGCCTGCTCTTTGCGATTCTTGTTCTGCTTTGTCATCTTGATCTCCTTCTCGGTTACCCGACTGATAATTTATGGGTCTACTGCACACCTCTCGCAACCGTGGTCAAGTCCTTTCCGCTCAATATGATAAAGAATATGCAAGAATCTTCATTGACAGAAATCCAGTCAAATCTCACCTTGCATGTAGCCTACAGACCCTACATAGAATGCCCTCCGAGTCGTGGGGACACCGCCCGGTGCTCCCCACGATATTTTTTTATGCTGGTATGATATCAGTCAAAGCCCTACCCAAAATCCAATTTGCAATTTTCAGTGATCGATTTGCAATTTTCGGTGACTCTTTATTTGTAATTATCGGTGATCCATTTGCAATTTTCGGTGATCGATTTGCAATTTTCGGTGACCTAAATGGACAGAAAAGAGAGCTCAAAAAAACCACTTTCCCTCGATTTGCAATTTTCAGTGATCCGATTTGCAATTTTCGGTGACTCTTTATAGGGGTGGCGTGACCCGGGATCCAGTCTTTTTAAAACCTCAAACAACCACCCTTAACAGTCCACACAAGAAACTGCTTGACAGATAATTGCTTATCCGTATTTTATCAGTTGAGTATCTTTTGGTGG